ACTGGTAGCTACTTTCGTCTGTAAACGTATAGTCAAACGTAAGAGCGAGCTTATAATCGCCGCCCGTTATATAGTTAGGGTTTAAGTCTGTAGACGTTCCTAGAGTACTATCCGTAACCGTAAGCGTCAATACATTAGACGTTGAAAATCTAGGTACTAGCTTTATAGTGTGAGTCGTCAATCTAGGGTTTACTATCATAAAACAAACTTGTATATAATTAAAACAAAAAATAGTTTGTTTTGTTATTATTTAAGCAAAAAAAAAGCCTCACAATTTAATGCAAGGCTTTTGATATAAAATAAAGTATTAAGATACTACCGCTAAAAACGATGTTTGTGTAGCCGAATCTAGGAAAGGCGCAAGGTCTTTAGTTGTTGCGATTCCCGTCAAAGTATACATGTTCCCGTCCGTTTTAGCTCCGCCCGTCGATGCTACGACTGTAAAGTCGATCCCGTCGTCTAGTCCTAAAGCTATATAGTTTCCGTTTCTGTCTACTACTACCGCCGACGGATACCCTGCCACTAATAGATTAAACTCTGCATTTGTTGCAGCGTCCATAGATTTCAAAACGGTTGTAAGCGTTTGAGTATTTACTCTACTGCTAGTATTTCTGTCTCCTACCATAGACTGCTCTAGTGTATTGCCGTCTCCCTCTAAAGGATAAGCAAACGCAGCAGTTAGGGAGGCATTCATTGCCGTAGCCTCTCCGTTTGAAACGGTAAAAGCATCGGGTAAGCTGTCAAAGAGGTATAGTGTAGACTGACCGCCGAGACCATCTTTACACACTTTAGCTCTTCCGCTTGTTAATAAACACGCCATAAGTTATAAATTGTTTTTAGTTGCTTTACGCAACCGATTATTAATGCTTTTAAAAAAAGGGAGGCGGTTAAACCTCCCCTAGTATTTAGGCTGTTGTTGTAAGTAACCAAACTATCTCTGCTCCGTAAGAATATCCTACAGCGCCACCGAATACAGACTTGTATAAAACGTTTCCGCTCAAATCTACTTCGTCAAGGTCTTTAACTCTAATAGATGTCGCGTCTGACGCTAACCCTGTACCCATAGTGATATTAGACTTCTCGAATAAAACGATAGTGTTATCTGGTAATCCGTTTACAACTTGTACTGTGTAACGTCCGTAAACTAATCCTGTGTTAGCGTCGCCTCCTAGTCCGTTAGCTGCTCCGTTTTGGATAAGTAACTTTGTGTAAGCATCTGCAACGTCTGGAGATACGATAAAGTTTACCGCTTTACGTCTTAATGCGTAAGGTAGTGCGCCTGTTGCTGCGTCGAATGCTGCTAGTACGTTAGTCGTAGAGATAGCCGCTCCGATTGCTGTAATCCCGTTGTTTGCTTTTATAACGTCTCCGTCTGCTGCAAACTGCGTGATTAATCCGCTCATTTGTCCTGCTGCTCCCGATCCGTTCCAGATTTGGTTTTCAAACCACTCTGCAAGTTTTCCTGCTGTATCTGCTACGATAGCGTCTGCAATTTCTTGAGGCGTTTGATCGTTGAAAGCCGACGCACCCATAGACTCGCCGCTCCACGTTGGGCGGAAATCCTCTTTACAGATTGTAAATTCATTTTTAAACTTGTCTAAAGTTAAAACTTTCTCCGAGTAAGCTACAGCGTCTGTTGCTGCGGTAGTACCACAAGCGTAGTCTACTACTCCTAGAGTTACGTCTAGATTTCTTAAGTTTAATTTGTATCCAACGTCTGGTACAACGTTAATAAGTCCAAGACGAAGAGTATCCTCTTCCTTGATAGCTTGGAGCATAATATCTACTGCTGCCTGCCCTGCGTAATTTGATGTAATTGCCATTTTTTTATCTATTTTAAATTAATTAATTTACTTGTTTTGATTTGCTAGTTTAATAGCCTCAAGGATTCGCCCTTGCTTTGTTAAAGATACTTGTTTTGGTTGTGAGCTAACAGGCTCTACAGACGGCTGCGCCGAAAGTGTTACTACCTGCTCTTTTAACTCTACGTTTTTCGCCTCGATGTCAGACATTTTTGTAAGCATTTCCGACATTTTAATTTCCATACTCTCGGCGTAAGCCTTAAACATATCGTCTAAAATCTCCTTAATTACTTTCATAGACTCCTCGTCTGCGTTTACTTCCTCGATAACTTCCTCTTCTAGCTCTGCGTCTACTACTTCCTCTACCTCTGGAGCTACTTCCTCCTCTGCCTCTGACATAGATTCTACTAGTCCGTCTTTTACAACGATTTCGCCGCCCTCGTCTAGTTTATAAGTTCCGTCGGCTAGAGATACTTTCTCGCTTTCGTCTGCAATTAAAAAAACAGGAGCGCCCACCTCTAAAGTTTCGCCGTCGAATTGAATATCTAGCTCGCCAGATTTTACACTTCCTAGAGTTACCTCTACCTCCTGCTCTGCTCCAGATACTATCTGTTTTAGCAAGGCAAGGATATTCTTGTTACTTTTACTCATTTGTATATTGGTTTTTAAATTTACTTCCTCAAGCTCTACCATTCCGTCAATAGAGAATCCTTTTAATTCGCCCGTTTTGATATAGTTATTCCAAATGTCGTCGTTGTCTACTTTCATAGAAACGAGCCAAGAGCCTTTAGGATATTCTAATCCAAACGCTGCGGACTTATCTACTTTTGGGTTTTCGACTAGCCACGACTCTACGAACGTAACGCCCTCGATAGGCTCGTCATGTTCTAGCTTTGAATTTAATTGAAACCCAGATTGAAAAAAGTTTTGAGAAAAATCTTTTATAGTTTCTGCGCTAAAAAACATCTCAAACTCGTTGCCGTCCTCGTCTACTCTGTAGATTAATTGATCGGGTTGTAAAACTAACCCCATTAAAATACGCTGCTCTTCGTCTACTTTCGCAAACTTTACAATCTTCTCTTGTTTAGCCATTGCGATATAATGCTCGCCTGTGGCAGGCGCGTTTACCAAACTAATAGCAAAGACTCCTTTGCTCTTTTTATTGTATTTGCCCTCGTATCTCTTCATAGTTTTATACTATTATAACAATAAATTGTTGTTTTTGTTATTTTTATTTTTAAAATCCGCTGCCCTCTACTATCCGACGGTCTGCGCTTTGAGCTGTGGTAACGTCGCCACTCACGACAAATGCCTTAACGGCGTTGTCTTGCCCTTGTATGCTATTTTGTATTGCGTTGCTCTCGCTACCCTCTACTAGATTAAACGCTGGAGCCTCTGCTCCGCCTGTTGCTCCTGCTCCGCCTGCGCTTGAATCTCCGCCTTTACCTAAAGCTGAAAGACCTTGCGCCGTCGCTGCTATCGATGCGGCTATCCCTGTACCCATGCGTATAAAATTGGCGGTAATTAATGCAGGAGCCGCAACCCCTGCCTCTAGTGTTAGCTTTGCGTTGGCTGCGTTTGTATCGATTATATTTGTAGCTATACCTATAGCATTTGATGCAATTATAGAGGCAGCTTGTAGCTCTTTGTTTTCCTCTGCAAATCCTGCTAGTATATCAACAGCCGAAGAGGCAGCGTCTAAACTTGCTTTTTGAATCCCTAGCTTTGCGTCTGCGGTTGCTTGGTCGTTTGCTTTTATTTGGTCATTTGTTGCTTTCGTATTTGCTACAAGTTGGTTATCTATACCTTGCTTTTTGTTTAAGTAATCCTGCTCGGCGTCTACTCTCTGCTGCGTACCCTCTGCGTAGAGTAATCGTTTAGCCTCCAAATCCTCAAGTATTGCCTCGTTTTCAAGTTCAAGAGCTGTCTTTTGTTTCTCTAGTTTAACTAACGGGTCTACCTCTTGCTCTGCGTCAAACTCTCTTTGTAATTTATTTCGCTCTCGCTCGCTTTCTATACCTGTTAAAATTAAAGCGTTTTGCTCGTTTAAAAGACCGACTCTATTAGTTTCTACCTCCTCTGTTTTTCCTGCTATCTCTGCCTCTACCGCTTTTAAATCTGCGTTAGCTTGTATAAGCGCGGCTTGGTTTTCGATGCTATTATTTTTCTTTAGTTCTAGCTCTGCCAAATTTATAGCAAGTTGCGCTTGACGTTTCATTTGCTCCTCCGCTTTTGCAGAGGTTACGGCTAGGTCGTCGTTTGCTTTTATTCTTTCCTCTAGGCTTAAATTTACATTATCTCGGATTTTCTTTAGCTCTGCTGCCTCTAGCTCATAACCTGCTCGCAATGCCGCAGATTCCGCCTGTGCTAATATAGCCGCATCTTTTGCCGCCTTGTAGGCTTTAGACGTTTCGTTTGCAGCCTTTATATTTACCTTTGATAAGTTTTCGCTTGCTATCTCTGTTATTTTTCCAACCTCTGTAACTGCCTCCGCAAAGTTATCTACTATAGTACTCCCTGCATCTACCGCCTCGTCTGCTACTTCGGAAATAGAGGTTTTTGTATCCTCTATGTCAAGCCGTAATTGTGCCATTTTCTCCTCGTCTCCTCCTCCAAAAAAAGAATCCTCCCACGCTAATTGTGCTGCTTGCAAAGCTAACTTAATAGCATAAAAAGAAAGTTTTAGAGGTGTAATAGCGATAGTCAATAAACCGCCCACTACTTTACCCAGAGCGTCAAAGTTATCGCTTGACTGCGCTACTGCGTCATAGGTAGCTATTAAGGCGTCGGCAACTTGAGTAAATACTTCCTGTATTGTACCTAAAACAACACTAACGCCGTCCATGATTCTTTTATTCCTAGAGAACGCCTCTGTCAATCCTGCGACTAACGCAACTATTAAACCAATACCTGCGGCTTTTAAAGCTCCGCCTACAGCCTTTAATCCTTTCGCCATTGTAGCGAAACCTTTCTTTGATTTTGACGCAGACTTTCCTACTTCGCCGACTTTATCCCCTGTTTTTTCTGCCTCTTCCCCTATTTCTTTTATACTATCCTGTATATTTTTAGCGGCTACTACAGCTCCCTTGTCGTCTAGCGTTAACTTTACCGTTACCTCTTTCATTATTTTTTAGCTTTTATAATTCGTTTTACTTTACGTTTTAATCCTCTCCAAGTTATGACCATCTCGTTTTTACCCTTTGCAATTTCGGTATATTCCCCTGCGCCGTAAAACTCGCCTCG